ATGACTCTCAAGGCGCTGGAAAAACTCTCAGACATGAAGGTGCGTTCGGCCAAGCCCGGACCGAAGAACTACAAGCTGGCCGATGGCGGCGGCCTCTATTTGCTGGTCAAGACTGACGGCGGCAAGTACTGGCGGTATGACTACCGGTTTCACGACCGAGCGCGCACGATGGCGCTGGGCGTCTATCCCGATGTCCCCATGAAAGCAGCGCGGGACAAGCACAAGGCCGCGCGCCAACTGCTGGCGGCCGGGCAGGATCCAATGGCGAAGCGGAAAGCCGACAAGCTCGACGCGCGCGCCGATGCGCATCTTGACTTCGAGGCCGTGGCCCGCGAGATGTGGGCCAAGAAGTTGGCCGCCGGTCGCTCGCCTGCCTACGTTCATTCGATCCTGGCGAAGTTGGAGAAAGACGTGTTTCCTTGGATCGGAAGCCGCACGCCGCGCGACCTGGAGCACGAAGAACCAACACTGCTTGCGATTCTCAACCGCGTAGAGCGGCGCGCGCCAGAGACGGCGCGGCGCCTGCGCGGCATCATGGGCGACGTGTTCCGCTACGCGATGGTGACGAGCCGCGCACGCCGCGATCCTACGCAGACATTGAAGGGCGCGGTTATCACACCGAAGGCCGGCCACTTCGCCGCGATCACCTCGCCTGACCGCTTCCGCGACCTGCTGCGCGGCCTGCACAGCTACAGCGGGGAGATGGTGACGCAATGCCTCCTGCAGCTGTCCCCCCTGGTGTTCCAGCGGCCCACTGAGCTGCGACAGGCCTTGTGGGATGAGTTCGACCTGACGGGCAAGAACTGGGGCGCGCCGATGTGGGAAATTCCAGCAGGGCGGGCAGAGGCTGAGGGCGATACGAAAATCACCCGCACGGGCTGGGAGTCGCACCTTGTGCCTCTGTCGCGCCAGGCCGTATCCATCCTGCAAGCGCTGTATCCCCTGACCGGCCACACGGGGATGGTGTTCGCCTCGCAGCGCAAGCCGGGACAGTCCCTGTCGAATAGCACGGTGCGCGCGGCGCTGTTGCGCCTGGGCTTCGGTGGCGAAATGACCGCCCATGGCTTCCGGGCTTCGGCGCGGACTCTTGCGGCCGAGCGGTTGGGCACTCCGGCGGAAGTGCTGGAGCTACAGATTTCCCACAAGGTGGCGGACGCGCTGGGCCGAGCCTACAACCGTACCTCCTTCCTGCAAGAGCGCGTCAATTTCATGCAGGAATGGTCCGACTACATGGATACGCTGCGCTTCGGCGGTCAGGTGCTGCCCCTGGTCCGCGCGGGCTGATCGCCGGGGGGGGGGTAGCAGAAATGCCGTGGGACCGTGGGAAACCGTGGGACCCAAAACCGCCCCTATAGAAATCAAGCACTTACGGAAAAATTGATCACTTTTTGATCCACGGTTTCGACAAAAAAACCGTGGCAAACCGTGGTCGTTTTTTCACAACACTTTTTGAAACCGTGGGACCGCTTCTTTTCTTCCTCGTCTGTCTTTCTATCTCTATCTCTTTGTTTTTTAAGAGAGAAAGAGAAAAAGAAGCGAGGAAAGGAAAAGGGCGGTTCCACGGAAAGTATTACAGACCGTGGGACTTTTGAAGGAAACCGTGTAGCTTTTTGGCGGGCGTGAATTGAACATTGCTCTCAGACATCAAGGACTTACGCGAAAAAGTCGGATGTAACCACGGCAAAAAACGCGCGCATGCCTCCCCAGCGGCCCGTTTTGGCGGTTTGAGGCCCGATTTTTTTCTTGACGTTCCGCCGGCTTATTGATCTAAGCAACCACGTCCCCTAGGTAATGTTGATACGTTAATAGGGTTATTCCGTAGAAGAAAAGCCCGCGTGCGGCGGGCTTGTTGGAGGCTGGCCAGGTCGTTACGCCGGCGGGTCTTCGCCCACCAGCTCGGGCGTGACGTACAGCCCCAGCTGGGCGAGCTTGTCTAAGCGGATGCCGGTCAAGCGGGCCGCGCGCTGGCCCCGAATTCGCTTCTCCACCTCATCCATGGGCTTGCCGCCGGCCATGGCCACGACATCCGATTTCATCAGCTGGTCTTTGAAGATGCGCCCGGTTTTGACCGGAAGCGCGTCGAACTTCGCCCGTAGGTGCGGTGCAGTGGATAGGTGATCCATGACGTGATTGGGCCGCAGGAACAGCGCCATTTGGTCCTGCCCGTCCTCATCAACCACGCGGTCGAAGGTGTACGGAAACAGGAAGCGCCGGGCCTCGATCTCGGACAGCACGATTTCCATAATCCAGACCCAGGGCAGGCGGGTGCCGTTGGTGTCGGAAATGTGTGTGTTCATTTCCATGATGACGCTGTCCGGGAATCCGCCCTGTTGCGAGTCAATGCCGGCGAACTCACACAGCAGAATCCACGCGGCTAGTACGGCGGCATAGTTTTCGAGCATGCGCCTGGCCGTCGCGTCAGTCTCTTCCGATCGCGCGCGGCGCACGCAGCCGGCCAGGCACTTGGCGTGCAGCTCGCGGATCCGTTCGGGCTGCTGACCGGCCAGGAACTGGAGCCATTCCCAAACGGGGAACTGCGGCAGATCGTGGGGGATCATCGCGCCCTGACGTGCGACGGAAAGCGACGTGCGGCAAATCTTCGATTGCAGGCTCTCTACGTCCACCTCTTCGCCAGCGAGCAGCACGGGCGCACACATTAGGTAGGGCGTCAGGGTCGCGCCTACGCGGGTGAACTCGAAACGGTAGGTATGCTGCAACAGTCCGTCGATGTCGGACAGCACGGCTTTTGGTAGCTTTGAGAATTCATCCCACCCGACAGGCTGGGTCGTGTAGGAAACCGAGGCGCGGCGGCGGTGGTCAGTTTTGAGCATTTGGCCGGAAAGCACCTGAAATGCAAGCGTGGATTGGAGGCTTTCCAGCAGTTTGGATTTACCTGAGCCTTTCTCTGCTTGCATCTGGAGGTGCGGATAAAAGCCGAGGATCGGCTTGATGTGCGCACCTAGTCCCCACACCAAGGCAATGGCGGCCGCGTTGTCGTGGAAAGTGGCCTGGTACGCCTTGATCACGGCCGCAGCATTCTCGCGCGTGCCGCGTGGAAACTGCATGTTGTAGTAGAGGCACTGCTTTTGCGGCTCCATGAAATAGCAGTCTTTGCCTTCTAGCGCGGCCGGCGTCCCATCCCGCCACGCCAGGCCGACGAAGTTGACCACGTCGCGCGCGCCAAGGTGCGCGGTGCGCTCCAGCACGGTAATCATGCGGGTGAACTGATGCGGCATCCAGACCTGGCCGAACTTGGCCCGCCACCATTCCAAGTTGTAGAGGCGTTCATCGGTCACGACTTCGCGCTGTAGAACCGGCCCATGGCGCGGCACCTGAGCGCTGACGCCGAAGACGGTTTCAGGTTGCGTATCGGGCTGGCCGCTCAACGTTGCAAGGTGGCTTTGAATGCGCAGGCGAGAGAAGCCGGCGACGCGGAAGGAACACATATCCTCCAGGTCTTCTGATCGCTCGCCGCCTTCCTCGTCGCTCTCCTTGAACTTCGCCACATACTGCGTGAAATCGTCTTTGACGCGGTAGCGCCAATACACGCCGAAGTCATGGCCCGGCAGGAACACCCGACGCGTGCCGCTCAGGCGTTCGCTTGCGCCGCCGCCCGGCATGCCCGGAATCAGCCAGGCTTCGAGCTTGCGCAGGCGCCGTGTCAGCTCATCCTCGCCATGCTTGACTAGCACGTCATTGATGTCCTCACCTTCGTCCCAATCATGCATGTCTACCAGAAGCGAGCTGATGTCCTGTGCAGTCAGAATCTCTGAAAGGCGCCAGGCTGCCGCCAGGCCCGGCCGCTCGCCCGTGCGCTCGTTGATGGGGTCTGCATGGTCGAGGGCGATACGCACATTCTTGCCGCGCAGAAACGACCAATCAGTAGCGTCGACATTCCCGATGCCGCGCATGGCGTAGGCGGCCGTGCCGGCAGGTAGGTGGGCGCATTCAACCGAAAGTGCATTGATAGGGCTTTCTACGACGTAAACCGTATGCGCACGCTCCAGGCGGCGGCGCTCGCTCGTCCAACCGTGGCCGAGCTTTTCGCCTTGGCATTGCGTTTTTACGTTGCCATTCGCCTGCGCGTCGACATATCGGAAATCAACCGCGACTATCTGCGCCCCGCCGGCGGCGCGCACGATGAATGCGGCGGCCGGGCCACCGTGACCAGGCTGGCCGGCCGGCACCTTATCGCTGCGCCAGGTGTTCCAGCCAACGGCGCGTTGCGACAGTGCGCGCCTGGCGATGTCGTCCCGGATCTTTCGCCCAGCTAGGTAAGCAATGGCCGGCTCCGCGTCCTTGAGGCACCGATCAGCGATGTACTCAACGGTACTCTTGCGTTCGGGCTCGTTCTTTGGGCCTACAGGCTGCGCGGCGGGCATGGGGATGCCATACCATTGCCCGAGCAGCTTTGCAGCGTCTATGGGCGATTCCGCCCCATTGCAGTACATCACAAGGTCGATGCACGTTCCGCCTTCGGTCTGACCGCTCCAATCCTTCCACATGCGGCCTTCCTTGAAGACCGACACCGAGGCGCTTTTGTCGCCGTGGTGTGGACTGTGATAGTTGCCTTTGGCCCCTTGGCGCTTGAGGCCCAGGCGGTCGGCTAGGTCGTGCAAGTCGATGTCGCTTTTCAAGCGGTCGAACCATGCAGCCATCGCGGGATTAGAGGTGGATCCTTGCATTTCACTTCTCGTTTTTTTCAGCGGCGCGGTACGTGCCGGGGGACGCGATCCAGTCAAGCACTTCCTGGCCCCGGTAGCGCGTGCAGCGCGTTCCGATAGCCAAGGGCTGCGGGGCGGTCTTGTCTTTGATGCGGCGATTCCATGTGGCGCGGCCTACACGGACAAAGCCCGCGATGTCGTTCCACGAATAGAGCGCATCGGGTAGCAGCTTGTCCGGTGCCGGCCTGGTCGGGCGCTTTACCTTGGCCGGCTCTGCGGGTGTGTCGGATTTCGATTGATCTTTCATTGCTAATCCACGTCGGCTGCGCTTGCTCGCTTGAAGTCAGGGCGAGGCGCAGAGTGATGTTGAGAGGGGCGCGCGGGCCGGCCAATGGACGTACCGGCCGACGGTGCGGGGATGTCGTCGGCCTGTCGCGCTAGAGCGCGAGCGGTTATCTCCAGGCAGCGCGTTAGCAGCGGGCTTTGCAATGCCTCGTCGAGCGTGCCGCGTAGCGCGGCCGCATCGTGCGCTTTTTGAAGGTCCGCGCGCATTGGTCTATGCCGTCAAGTTGCGTTCGCGCATGCAGCGGGCCGTAGCCGCGTGCACGGTGCAGGCCGCCGTCAGCATCGCGCCCGAAACGTGTGCATCGCCCTGTGCGGCATCGAGAAAAAGCGACTGCGCACCGGAATAGGCACCTTTGACCAAGTAGGCCAACAAGCGATGGAGTGCCTTCAATTCATCGTCCGACATGGCGGCCTCAACGCGGGCATAAACGGGGATGGCTGGCATGTTTGATTCCTTTTGGAAAACACTTCCCCTCGGCGGGCATCTGGTGCCTGCCGTTAGGTGAAGCAAATTGCGGGGGAGGGTGGCTTAGTAAGCGTCTTGCTGACGCGCGCCGAAACTCTTGAACAGGTCCTGCAGATCGGCGGTGGACAGCGCGAAAGTTTCACCGGACGGCCCGGTGAGGAAGAGCGCAAAGCTGGTGCTGCGATTGGTGTCGATGCGCATGGGGCACTTGCGGCTGACCACTTCGGACACTGCCTGAATAGCGGCAGTGGACGCGGTGGTGCGTGAGCAATTGGCTACCGCCATCAGGTGCGCCGTGCAGCGGGTAGCCATCAGCTGGCGCTGACGTGCGGTCGGCTCCGGGCCGCTCAGCAGTAATTCGTGCTGGACGAACTCATGCGCACGGTCAGAAAGGAAATCGCGGTTCCAATCGACGCGGCCGGTGATGACTTGCAGGTTGGCTTTATTCATTGTCGAGCCTCAATTGTCGGGGGTCGGCATCGCGTGCCGAGTGGTTTGCAACGCGCCGCTTGATAACTTCGGCGCGGGTGGAAAGGGGGAGGTTGACGCGGGGGTTAGGGATTGACGGCGGTGTGATCGTGCGCACCGCTTCCATCTGCGCTACCCACGTATGGCCGCAGGTGAAATCACGGCACTGGAAGTACAGGACGCGCATGATTTCCGACACGGTTTCGCTGGTACGCACAGTGGCGAATTGGCCGCAGTGCGGGCAATGCTGGCCGATGACGTTCATGTCCGGCCCCGTTGGCGCGGTCGGGCGCGGCCGGTTGTTTCGGCTTTGAAGGCGGCCAGGCCTCGGCAATACATCAGGTAGGCGAACTGCGCAGCGGATCGGTTTTCCGCCTTCGCCAACTGCTTGCATTCCTGTATCTCCGGCGCATCCATCCTGAGCGCAACCATCGTTTTTTGCGCGCGTTTGGTCCCATTGCCTGGCGGTATTGGTGTACTTTTCATGTGTGACACATAGCGTTAGGTAGTGACAGGGCACATTATGTGCTCAAACGGACTCAGCGTCAATAAATTGAGTTCATTTGATCAAATTTTTAAGGGAAACACATGAGCATCGGGGACAGACTGCGTGAAGAGCGCGCACGCCTAGATCGGAACCAAGACGAGTTCGCGGAGATTGGCGGCGTGCAACGGCGCGCGCAGAGCAATTACGAGCGTGGCGAGCGTTGCCCTGATGCTGACTACCTGAGCCGTGTCGCGGAAGCGGGCGTAGATGTGCTTTACGTCGTTACCGGACGAAGGGCGGAACCGGCGGCGGATGTCGGCCGAGAGGTGCAGCGCATGGCCGATGCCTGGGAAACCCTAGAGCGTGCGCTTGTGCACGTTGGACGCACGCTAACGCCGGAGAAAAAGCGGAAGGCGGCCGAGGCCTTGTATCAGGCCAGCAAGAACGAAACGGACGGCCGCCGCATCGAGCAACTTACCGACTTGGTTTTGCAGCTTGCAGCGTAAGGGGCGGCCGATGAAAGACGATCAGCCCAGCGTGATTCCGTTTCCGGTGAAGAGGCAAGATCCGCCGCGCGATGCAGCGCCGGAGCAAAGCAACGGCCTCTTCGAGACATTGAAGGCCGCGCTCGAATCAGCAACGCCCGCTACGCAGGCACCAGACGAGCACACTCCCGCACGCCAGGCCCCCCAGCTCAAGGAAAGCATGGCTTGCCCTGCGTGCGAGTGCGAAGTACCGATACATGCGGCGGTCTGCTGGAACTGCGGAGATGATGTGCAACGGCACTTGCAGGCCATTCATGCGGAAATGGTCAAGAAGCGGGCGCGGCTCCTTGTCCTTCCCAGCGTGATTCTGATGGTCTCCGCGATCCTGCTGCTGCCCTTCGGGATCGTGAACAGTTTCGGGATCGTGTGGGGCATTCTCTGCGGGGCTTGGCTTGTATGCCTGACCGGGATCACTGTCCTGTATAGGCGGCTTGGAAATCCCACATGGCCCTAGATGACGCGGGGCTCCTGGGATACTGTGATAGTCGTAATCAGTAATAACCTGTATTTGCTTGTGACAGTCTTCGCCTAGCCTTTTACCTGCCCAGCTACAAGCCGGCGGGGGCCGAGGGGCGCACACGATGCGCCCCAAGTTGCGCCGGTGTTCGCACAGAAGGAAGACAAAGCATGCAAAACAATGAAGTCACCGCGTCCAATGTCCTGGTCATGGATCGCCAGCAGGCCAAGCCAAAAGCTGCGCCCGATGTACTGCAAACCCTGTTGCAGTCGCTGCGGGAGGCGGAGCCAGTAGAACCGACGCCTGCGGCGCAGGCCGTCGAGCTGGTGCCGTCGGTCCAGGCAATCAAGGGTTGCGGAAACCTCCAGGCGGTACACACAAGCGCCGCGCAGCAGCAGATCGAGGGTACGAATAACATCCAGCTGTCTGGCTTGAATGTGGTGGTCCGTTTGGACATCGCCCGCAATCAGTCCCAAGCTTTCGGCCCCTGTCGGAGCGTTCTACGCGTCGTCGCTGTAGTCGGCGTCGTCGTTCTCGCTTTGCTGTGCTGATTCCAGCGTTTCGCCTTCGAGGCGAGTGGTAAGGCCGTTATCTTCTAGCCTATGTTCGACGCGCGACAGCAGCCAGGTTATGGACCCTATAGGCGCTTTCATTGATGGAAAGCGGACGCGGGTTTGTGGCGCTAGGTCCGGTCGGCCATAGGCAAGCGTGAATTCCAGCGTAGCTACGCCACGTTGCAGCCGCTGCCATTCCGCCCGTGCATTCTCTAGCGCGTCCTCTTTCGATGCAAAAAGCTCGCGCATGCGCTTGGCATTGCCGATCACGCCCACCAGCACACTGCGGCGCTTGCCTCCCTTCTTGTCCTGCCAAAATGCGCGCACGCCCGTATAGGTGTCGCGGTTCGAGACGTGGAACCTAAAGCCGTCGCCATCTTGGCGCGAGAGTGTCACCGTGGGCATGTCCTGGCCTGTAGCGGTTTTGCCCGCGTGCATGGGGACGAACAATAGCCGGCCGTCCTTGATCGTCGCCACGGCGTCGTATCGCTTTCCAATGCGATTCAGAAATGCCGCATCGCTTTCTCCGGTCTGGTCGATATGGGCCACCTTCACAGATTTGATGGCATCCGCAACAACCGGCTTCAGATCATGCGCCTTCGCGATTGCTTCAACGATCTTTTGTATGGTCGTGTTGTGAAAGCTGCGCTCCGTTCGCGTGCGCAATGCCGAGGTCATGTCGGCGCTGCGCGCGCGCAGGGTGATCAGGTCCGGCGGGCCGGTGTATTCCACCTCGTCCACCAGAAATGATCCTTTGTCGATCATCGGTGCGCCTTCCCAGCCCAGGTATACCCGCAGCTTCGCATTGCGCGCGGGCAGCTCGATGCCGCCGTCATGGTCAGAAATCGAAATGTCCAGTTGGTCGGCCTCGCCGTTGCGGCACTCGGTGATAGACAGCCGCTGTAGGCGCGGTGAAATCTTGCCGGTGATGTCGCGTCCTTCCACAAGAACGCGCCAGACCGGACGCCGGTAGGTCGGTTCAAGCATCAGACCCCCCAATTGACGACGGAGCCATCCATCGCAGAAATCGGAATCTCCAGGTCTCCCAGCAGCGTGCGGGCGCGCGCGTCGTCCACGCGTTGCAGCTGCACGGTGAAGGCGATGCGGCGGGGCATGCCGAAAGCATTGTGTTCGGTCTGGTCCTCGGAAATGTCGGGGATGACATAAGCCCCGTACACCTGGCCGGTGCCGTCCACCAGCATGTAAGCCTTGCCCGTGGCCGCCATACGCCGCAACAGTTCCAGGGAGCCGCCCGAGCCGGCAACCTCGGGCGCGATCCAGCCCGATAGGGTCATGGTGTCATCGCCTGGGCCTACGAATTGATAGGCGGGGGCTGCGCCCATCCGAGCGTTCGACGCGTGACGGTAGGTGCTTTGCCGGCGCAGCGTCTGATACGCAAGCGTCGGCAAGCCAAAAACAAACATGCCAAGGGCCATCATCATGGCGGCTATCTCCTAGTTATCGTCGCGGTACATCGAGCGAGCCCGCGCCGCCTTCTGCGAGTCGCGCCGCTGTAGCGCTGCCTCGATCTGCCGGGCAATCTCGGCCGGTGACGTGCCGGCGGCCGGTGTTATGTGAATATTGATCGTGTCGCCTTGGACCGTGACCGCACCGCGCGAGCGAGGGACGAGCGCGGCGGAAGTGTCAAAGGCGAGGGCCGGGGCCGAATGGACGGCCGGCGCTTCATCAGGGCGAATGGCCATACCCTGCGGCGCCGTGTCGCGGTCGGCCATTTGCAGCGCTTGCATGCGATCCGCCAATGCGGAAAGCGCGGCAAGCGTTCCTCCCAGCATCCGACCCAGGGGACCGCTCGCGAAGGCTCCGGGAATGCTCCCCAAAAACCGCGACATGTGGCCGGGCGCGGCTTCCTGTGTCTGAGATTGCGCCAGCGGGGCTACAAGGCGCGCGTCAGTGCCTGGCATGGGTTGGCCTGCCTTTGGTCGAGAAATCGCCTCTGCGGCCGTTTGCGGCGGCCCTGCGGGCTGGTCCAGCACTCTAGGGCCGGTCGCAGGCGCAAAGACGAGCTGCGCGGCTAGCGAAACAGGAGCCGCGGGCATCATCTGCATGACCTCGGCGCGATTGAGCGCCAGGCTTGCGGCAAGCTCAACGGGCCTCGGGCGGTTGACCTCGGCAAACTCTGCCGCCGGCACTACCGGCGGCGCGAGCGCGCCCGCCAGCGCTACGGACGCGGCCAGCGTGCGCGCTGCCCGCATTGCCTGCGGCTGGCCGCTGTTGATCCCCACGGCCGCGCCTTCGGACACGTATTCGCCCATCGTCGCCATGACTCGGCTAGGTGAATGGATCCCGAGCTTTTCCTTGAACCACGAAATGACGCCGCCGCCCATTTCGCTGATCGCTTCCTTGACCGCGCCGCCCATGCTGCGAACGCCATTTATCAGGCCTTGCATCAGGTTGCGGCCCAGCTCGCCAAAGTCTCCCGGCATTTGAAGCCCGAGCGCGCCGAGGGCATTGGTGGCGGCCTCCTGCAATAGCGCCAGGGGCGACCAGCTGGACAGACCCGCAGACAAGGCGGCCAGTCCGCCGTCAAACACTGCGCTCACGTTCTGCCATATGCCGGCGAACCAGCCCGATAGGCCGTCCCACGATTGCGCCAGGACGGGAACGGGATTCATTGCGTCCAAGGCGGTCGAGATTCCCGCGCCGGCACGGTCGAATACGCCGGCCACGGCTTGCCACTGGCTCGCAAACCAGTTTGAGACGCCGCCCCAGGCGCGCGAAAGCCACGGCATGGGATCCATGGCCCGCAGCCCGTTCACCACGGCCGCAGAGGCGCGATCAAAGGTAGTCAGGACGCGCGACCACAGGCCCGAGAAAAAGCCCGAGAGCTGCCCCCAGTTGCTGTAGATGCCATACGCGGCCAGCCCGATGGCGGTAGCGGCCAGTCCGATGGGATTCATCAGGAAAAGGCGGCCTACTGCGGTGAGGGCGGTAGCGAGCATTCCAAAGCCGCCACGGGCGAGCGAAGCCAGCGCACCGGCCAGGCCGACGCCCTTGATGCCCAGCATCGTCATGCCGTAGCGCATCAGCACGAATGGACCCAGCACGCTCGCCATTGCGAGCGTCAGCGCGCCCAGGCCGGTCACGACAACCGCGCCCACCGCTGCGACTTTGGCAAGGCTCGCGCTCAGTACGGGATTTTCGACCGCCCAGGCCTTCGCCTTGCCGATGAGGCCGGTGATGCCCTGCGAGATTTCGCGCAGCGCTCCGTCGTTCTGCTCTTCCAGCTCGATGCCCAGGTCTTCCCAGGCGCTGCTTAGTTCGTCCAGGTCGCCGCGCAGGTTGTCGGCCATGGTGCTGGCGGCCTTCTGTGCTTCACCGTTCGGCTTGCGGTTGATCTGAACAAACTTCTGCAATTCCCCTGAGCTGGCTTGCTGGGTCAGCACCTGCAAGGCGCTGAATGCTTCTTCACCTGCAATTGCCTTGAAGAAGCCGGCGCGCTTCGCATTCCCGAACTTGCGGGTCTTGGCGTCGATCTCCGCCAGGATCGCCGGCAGGTCGCGCAGATTCCCCTTCGCGTCGGCCGTCTTAATTCCCAGCTCTTTCAGCGCATCGGCCGCCATCTTTGGCGGGGCGGCGAGGCGGCCCAGGATCGCCCGCAGGGCGGTGCCGCCCATGCTCCCCTGTATGCCTGCATCGCCCAGCTTGCCGGCCATCGCTGCGGCCGTTTCAAGATCGACGCCGACACCGGCCGCGACTGGTCCAACGTATTTCATTGTGTCCCCGAGCATTGCCAGGGATACGTTCGACCGCGTGAAAGTGGCGACCAGGATGTCACTCACGTTGTTCATGCGCTCGGCTGGAAGATTGAAGCCTGTGAGGATGTTGGACGCGATATCGGCAGTTTGCGCAAGTTCTGTGTCACCAGCCTTTGCCAAAGAGAGCATGCCCGGCATCGCGGAAATGATCGCGTTTGGCTTAAATCCCGCCATGGCTAGGAAGCCCTGTGCGTCTGCGGCCTGGCCCGCCGTGTACATGGTGGTGGCCCCAAGATCGCGGGCCTGGGCGCGCAGCGCGATCATTTGCGGGTCTGTCTGCTCCAGCCGCGCGAGCGCTTGCACTTTGCTCATGCTGAAATCGAAATCCAAACCCGGTGCGATGAGTTTGGAGCCGGCAAAGAGCGCCGCGCCACCTGACGCCACGCCGGCCGCACCCGCGCCCGCCATACCGCCGGCCATGGCTCGCCCCTTGTCGTAGCTCTCCCGGGCATGCGCGGCGCGTTGCTGAGCTGCTGCCACCGATTTCAAGCGGGAAGCCTGATCGGTGAGTGCGCTATTGGTCTGCGCGATGCGAGACCGCAAGGCGCGCTCACCCTCGGCTAAATTCGTGGTCGATACGCTGGCGGCGGATAGACGGCCGCGCAGGCGTTCCAGGGTGACGGCCTTTTCGGACACCTCACGTTTGAGGCGGCCCGCCGAGGCCTTGGCCGCATCGAAATCACGCTGCATCTGCCGCGTAGGTGTCTGCGTTGTGCGTATTGCTACAGCGAGCTGCGCAACGCGCTGCTGCGCTGCCGCCAGCTCCCCCCGGCTATTGCGCAGGCCTGCCGAGAGTTCGCGGAATTCTCCGATATCACGCTGCGCCGCGTTCAATCCACGCAGGCGCTCCCGAAGTTGCACCATGTCCCGGCCAGCTGCGCCGGCCCGGTCGCGGATTCTGCCGAGCGGGCCGCTCAGCTTGTCGTTCATCGCGGCCTGTACGCGCAGAATCAGCGCCTTGTCCATCTTCTAATCTCCACTGCCCTGATGACGAATGCGCGCCCGTTCTCGCCAAGCGCCCAGCTCGTGCAGCGAAAGCCGATCCATGTCCTCAAGCTTCCAATGGAAGACCAGGGCAAGATCGGCCATCGCCTCTTCTACACGATCTGGTAACGGGCCTTCTCGGCCTTCGACATGAAAAAAACGTTGACGGCCATACCCATCGCCATCAGGTCCGGCGGCTCCAGGCGCGCGACTTCTTGCGGCGTCAGCATGGGCTGACTGATGCGCGGCAGCAGCGTTTGCAGAGACGCCACGTCCAGCGTGGACAGCGCCATGAGGGAAAGGCCCCGCAACGCGCCGGCCGAGGGCTTGCGAACCGTGATCTTTTCGATGGTCGTTTCCCCGCGCACCAGGGGCGTATCCAGCTCGATGACGCGCTCATCGGGATTGGTGTTCTCGGTCAAAGGCGCGCCGCTTTCGGTCGCGTTGGTGGCGGTCTGGGTATGGTCTTGCATGATCTGTCTTCCTTTCGATCTTTGATTGGCGGCCAGGGCTTACATGCCGATGGCGCGGCGGATACCTTCGGCCAGGTCGGTGCCGCCGATGTTCATGATGTTGTTGAACACGTCGATTTCGGTGAGGACTTCGCCGTTGAGCGTTTCCTTGTAGTAGGTGCAATGCGTGGCAATCTTCCATTCGGTGTCGTCGCCTACTTTGGACTCACCCCGGTCCAGCTCCTGATGCCGGCCCCGCAGCACGATTTCCACCTCATCCACTGCGCCCGTGTCGTCGCGTTGATAGGCGCCAGCAAAGCGCACCTGTACACCGCTGATAGTCGATGCGCCGAGCTGCTTGAGAATGTCCTTGACGTAGCCGCCGCAAGTCCATTCGGTCTTGAGCGCTTCATCTTCCAGGCCGAAATCGGCAAAGGCAGCGCCGGGCATGCCGGCGGCGCGGTATGCCTCCATCTTGCGCGACAGCTTCGGCGCGGTGAAGGCGGTGGCGATTCCGATCATGGAACCACCGTCCAGAAAAATGTTCAGGTTCTTGAGTTTCGACGGCATGCCCATGGCAATAGCTCCGTATGGTTGATGGGGCCGCCGGCTGGCGGCCCAGGTGAGTTAGCCGGCCAGCTGCGCGGCGAAGTCCGCCAGGTAGCGATCAGTGATGCGCTGAGTGAAGACGATGTTTTCGGCGGGCGGGATCGGCGTGTACGCGTAGTCGATCGCGAGCTTGCCGGCCTTCATCGCTTCCTTGGTGTTGGCCTCCGGGTCGAACCAGGCTTCGCCGCCCAGCAGATAGCCGAGGTTGACCCATTCGCGGAATTTGGCGTTGATGCCTTCGATGATGTCGCGCACCAGCTGGGGATGCATGGGCTTGTCCACGGCCCACATATGCGCCTCGGCCATCGTGTCGGCCAGTACCTGGGCGGTGCGCGTGTAGTTCTCGAACGGGAAAAGGCTTTGCGGGCCGGCGCAGGTGCGGCTGCCCCAGAAGCGCAGGCCGGAGGATTGAATCAGCGTGGTGATGTCCTTTTCGTTCAGGTAGCCCGCGTCCGTGCTGGGCTCCTGCAGGTCGAAATACACGTCATGGCTGATTCCGCTTACGCCACCGACTGGCACGTTGGATAGCGTCTTGTGCCAGCCGATTTCATGGTCGATCTTGGCGCGTAGGCCCAGCGCGACGGCAGCGGAGGCAATGCGCTTTTCTGCGTTGGTCGCGGTGTCCCACGAAACGAAGTCCGGCCAAATCAGCATCAATTCCCGCGCGCCGAAGGTTTCGCGGTAGGCCGCGACTTCTTCGATGGTCTCGCAGCCGTAAGCATTCGCGTAGGCGAAGCCGCGCAGCTTCTGAGCGATCACGGCCAGCTCCGAAGCCACGCCCGGCGTGTCCAGGCCTGGCGCGCCGAGAATCCGCGGCTTGATCATCGGGCCGCTGGATTGAGCGGACAGGAGCGCTTGCAGGCCGGTGTAGCGGCCGTTCTGCGTGCCGCCGATGACGTTGGAAGTGGTTTCGGCTTCGGTTTCGCCTTGCTGGACGCGGACCACGACCGTTGCGGCATTGGCCTGGTCCTTGATCGCATCGAGCGCGCGGGCGAGGGTGCCCTTGTTGCCGGCCTTGTCCAGCTTGCGCTGAATGTTCGTCAGCAGGACAGGACGATTGACGGGGAATACTTCCGGGTCGGCGTCTTCCGCTGTGGCGACGAAGCCGACGACGGCAGTGTTGATAGTGCGGATGGGGCGCGTGCCGTCGTCAGCTTCGACAACGCGCACGCCGTGATGGTAATCCTGGGCCATAGTGGGGCTCTCCGGTAGTTGCGCCGCGATGGCGCTGGACCTTGCTAGATGCAGCGGCCAGTTTGTGGGCTGGCCTTCGCGCGCGCACGGAGAGACGCTTGTTTATGGCTTGGGGACAATGGGGGGAAGGGGCCGACGCGGTGCACGCCGGCCTGGCGATAGCTTCTAGACTTGGGGCAGTTCTAGGGTGGGCAGTTGCCCGATGATGTTGTCAGCGCTCGGGAGTGGTTCGCCCGCCTCTTGAGCCTCGCCGACGATGGCATAGAACTTTTCCCAGACCTCGCTGCGCCACGCCCGGAACGCCAAACCTTCGGCCTGATACTTCGGACTGGCCGGCTCATCGGCGTAGGAGACAGCGGTTTTCAGGTCGTCATAGATGCTCTGCCGTGCGCGGTTGTCCATATGCAATTGGACGAGCGCAATAAGCCGGCGCATTGCTTCCTCGGGGTCTGCACGCGGCTTTTGAAATTCGCCATCGCTGTACGAATCGCCTACTTCCACGCTTTCCTCGCATGCGATCCAAAGAAGGTCAGGATGGTAGCGGCCGGCCGGGTCAACGTCCGTGATTTCGGCAACTTTTCCATCGACAATCAAAGCCCAGTATTTCTGTTCCATTTTTCTCACCACTCAATAATCACTGCGCCATGCGCGCCAGGAGCGCCTGCGCTGTTTACGCGGCCGCCGCCACCTACTCCCGGGTTCGTGCGTCGGCTGGAATCCACTACCCCAAACGGCGAGGTGAACCCTCCGCCAGCCCCGCCGAGAAATCCACTCCCGTACACGTCCCGCACGCAGACCGAGCCCGCGCCTCCGTCCCACCCAAACCCCGCGCCACCGTTCGACGTGCCGCCAGACGAGGAATTTGCGTCCCGGGTGCCGCCCGCGCCGCCGGTTGCAGAGCACATGGTTCCAAAAGAGGACGTGCCGCCCGCACCGCCATTGGTTCCGGTCACCGTGGCACCGGCTCCACCTGCGCCCACGGTGATAGGCACGGAAGCCATGCCGGAGACATCAAAGATGCCCTCCCAATACCCGCCCTGGCCTCCACCGGAGGGACCGGGCGCGACGTTGTCACTCGCCCCGCCACCGCCGCCACCTATAACCCTGACTCGCACCTTCGTGACGCCCGTAGGCTTGACCCACGTGAAGGTGCCGGGAGTTATGTAGACCTGTTGCCCCGTTACGGCCTTCAATGCGTCACCCAGCTTCTTGGGCGTGATGACTGTTGCATCGTCCGCCATCGCTGCTGCCTGGGCCGTCGTCGATAGGCGTGCCGTACCTTGCCGTGCTTCAGTAGCCGTGGGGAACCGGGAAAGGCCCGGGTGATAGTTCCACTCCGACCACACATTGTTGTAGCAACCGCGCGTGTAGTACTCGCCCGTGTCGTACACCGTGTAAGTATGGGTCGTAATCTGCGGTCCCGCCGATCCGACTTTCAAGGTACCGGCCTTGTTGGTCGGATAGTTGCGCGCGGCCGTGGCGTTAGAGTTCAAGCGCTGCCCATAATCTCCCGGCACCGTGACAGTGTTCAAATCCTCCGTGTTGAGGGGGTTATCCGCGCCTAGTCCAAAGGCATTGCCTACGGTCAAGATGCGCCCGGGCGTCGCGTCGTTCGGTCCTTGCTGCGTGTTGATCGTTTTTCCGGTCAGGTTCAGATCCCAGTCTTGCCAGGTCGTGCTGCCCGGCTCGCCAGTGCCGTATCGGATCCATGCGAAGCCGCCCGAAAACAGCTCTTGCACAACGCTGATTCCGCCCGGGAGTGACCGGCGCGTGACCCGCAGGGTCCCGACGTATGCCGTTACAGCCGCGCCCTGCGGGCCGTTCGCCATAGCCTTATCGACGGACAACGTGATGTTCGCGCCATCAATGAGGTTGAAGTCCGAAGCAAAGCCATAGGCCGTCATGCCGGGCGCAACGCCGCCCAGACCAAAGGCCCCGACTGTCAGCATGCGGCCGGCGGTCGCATCCGTTGCGCTGAGCTGTGTATCCAGCGCGTGCGTGTGGCTGGTAGCCTGCACAGCGTTGGTGCTGGCCGCACCGAGCGTGCTGGGCGTGCCGAGCGTAAGGGTACGATTACCCGTAAGGTTGCCGCCGCCGGTCAGGCCATTGCCCGCGATGATTTGCCGCGCCGTATCGGCTTTCAGATCCAGGGCCGCCTGCAGGCCGTTGACGCTGGGAATGTCCGAGCGGGCAAAGGCCAGATTGCCGCTCGCCAGCGTGACGCTAACGGTCTCAAATGCGGTGACGGGCTCGACCTTCCAGCCGGTTCCCCAGGTTTCGATCGTCGCGCCCGGAGTGTTGTACTTGGCATGCACTTCAGAGACCGAAACGGTCGGGTACTGCCAAGACCGCGTTACGTCGCCCAGCCAAATGCAGATGTCGCCTGCCGAGTCCGAACCGAAGCGCACCGGCAAATCACTGTTGGACGTGCCGGCGATAATCGTTGCGCCGCAGCGCGTCCAGGTCTTTCCTGTCTGCGCGTAACCATGGATCAACACCGAGACGGGCGGCTTGTCTGCCAGATACTCGAAGATATCCACCCGCATGCGGATCATCGAGTTCCGGCCTACGGCGATGGGCGGGAGCTTGATTTTCATTGCGCCCACGACGGACGCAATGTGCGAAGAGTACGAGCCGCCATCGGGGAGCACGACGTGCGCGGTTCTGCCCGATGTGTCATTGGTGCCGTAAAGACTGCCGAGAGCCGCACCGGCGGCAAGCGTCACAGGACCGGAGATTGCGCCGCCCGCGCGAGGATAGGCCTGGATGTCTTCCAAGACTTGTTCAGGAGTGCGCGGTGCAAATGCATTGGTGCCTGCGCCTGTCAGATACGAGCCCGCTGCCACCGTCCCCAGGCCAGTGCCACCGCGAGCAACGGGCAGGATTCCGAGAGTGGCCTTGGAAACGTCCAGCCCGGTCACGACAATTTGAACGTTCCCGGACCCATCGAAGTTGACCGCCGCCGCCGTAGCGCCGCCGGATATGGAAAACGAGCGGGCAGCTGCAAGCTTTGTCGCGGTCTGTGCGTTGCCTATGCTCGTGCTTTCGGCCTTAATGACACGTCCCTTTGCATCCACGGTCACCACGGCAACAGCGTTTGCGGAGCCATACACGCCAGCCGTGACGCCAGAGGCGGCAAGTGTGCCGACGAATGAAACATTCTTCGTGCCGTCGAAGGAGACCGAGCCGGTAAGGTCGCCAGTCACTGAGATAGTGCGGGCCGTTGCGAGCTTTGCGGCCGCCACGGCGGTTGCCGTCTTGTCCAGCTTCTTGTCTAAGCCTTCGTCCACATAGCCACGAGTAGCCAGGACCACGGCCGGATCAATCTTCAATTCGATAGGAACCTGCCCCGACACAACCAGGGCGATGCGCAGCACCTGGTCACGCGCGGCCCCCTCGGAAAGCAGTGGTTTGAAACTGGGCGCGCAGTTGGCGATGATCGCGAGTTGGTTGGCCTCGTCCCAAATGGCCAGCTCGCGTATCCACCAGCCGCCGATGTCCGAGGGTAGGACCGCTTCAATGATCAGAAGCGCGGAGTTCGTGGGGTCACGAAATAGGCGATTGATCTGCACGCGGTGCCGCTCACCGATCAACGTTTTTTGATCGCGGTTCGGCGTCGGGACCGGCGCATTGTCCCCTCCGCCGTCACCGACTGACATATGCGTGTACTTGAGCGCCTTGCCGGTCAATTGCGCATTGGCGATGGCCGCCTCGCCTGCGGCCGTTGGGATGGCGAAATATTTCTGTGTCATTGTGCGTATACGGTCAAGGTGTCAACGTGATGCAGTACCAGCCCGGTCACGGGCGGCGTTTGTACTTCGATGTCTTCGGCTTCCGGTGGGTAGACGGTGAGGATGTCGCCCGACGTGCAGGCGATGCCGAGATTCACCCCGCCGCGCGTTTCGAGCTGGATGGACAGGCCTGCTAGGTGCTGGCTGAGGCGCTTGGCGTCGTCAATCAAGCGCTCCAGCTCGGGATACATCTCTTCCGTGATGCCGCTGTCCAAAACGCCAATAGAGAGCGTGAAGGTGCCGCGCTTTCCCTCCGGCACCATCTGCCACCATTCACGGACTTCCAGCAGGTAGCCCAGCGGCTCCACCACGCGGCGCAGTGCGCCGATGGTTCCTTTGCGTTGATGGACGAAAAATGAGTTCGCCACGGCGCGGCGCTTGGTGTCTTCGGTCCAGCTGTCGGACCAGCGATCTACCGACCGCTCCCAGGCCAGCCAGGTCAGCAGTTCTGCGGGCGTTGTCTCAGCGCGGCGCAGGGAGCGCAGAGGCTGGGGAACGTCCTCGATGTCGGCGGCCACGCGCGCAATGCGCCGCTCCATGGGCGTTGCATTCGACGGCAGAAGATCGCGCTTCTTACTCATTGCGCGGCCGCCGGGGTGACGATCACTTCCAGGCAGGTGGCCGCCTGGGTCGCATCGAGCGCGATATCTGCGGCCGGCTCCAGCAGCTCCAGATGGTCCACCCCCTCTACGTGCAGGCCAGCAGTCAGCGCGCTTCGCCAAACGGATTGCCCCTGGCGGCGCGGACGGTTGACATAGGCGGTGCAGGACTTGGTTGCAGTTGCTAGGGTGACTTCTGAGCCTGGGCCCGCGCCAGTGAGATGCAACACCGCACGGACCCGAAACGTGGTGATGCGGGAGGACTGGACGGTCACGCGGTCGCCCATCGGCCGAACGTCCTCATCGCTAAGAGCAAGGCGGACAGCATCCAGAACGGCAGGGGAAGCCGTCCCGTTGCCCTCATGGGATAGCACTGATACCAGGATGTCGCACGGCTCCGGGCTGATCGCGCTGACATCCGCTACAAGGCCATGCGCCGAGCGGGAATGGAATTCGTATGCGCCCCTTGGGCCTGCGGTCGAAAGTCCTTCCCAGGCCATCTGAGCACGGTAGCGCAGGCTTTCGTCATCCTCCATTACCGCAGCGGTCGGCGGTGACGTGGACGCGTCCGCCGGCGTGATCTCCAGGCGCGTAACGCCGTATTCGGCGGCGATCTGTTCAAGGTCGCCCTTGCGTGCGAAGGCCAGCAGCAAGGCCCGTGCAGCCTCGTTCACGCGTTGACGGAAATTCACCTCACGCTCTGCGTTCTCTTGGAGCAGGATCGCCAGCGGTTCGGATTCGAGAGCCAGGGCGCGCTGCACTGCGTTGCGCTCATCAGAAGCGAAGAGGGCGACGAGGCGCGCCTTGCGCTCTTCGAGGATGCGCTCATAGTCGATGACCTCCACCACGTCGGGCGCGGGCAGCTGCGAGAGGTCAATAGGGCGAGAGACAACGGCCATGGGATTAAACGGTGATATCGAAAGACAAGGGGCGTGCGGACTCGGGGCCGTCCACTTCATCGGCGTTGACCGTGATCTGCACCTTTCCGGGTTCCGTGGTGGAGACAACGGCGGCGACACTGCGAACGACTACGCGGGGCTCCCAGGCGGTGATAGCCGTTGCAGCGGCCGCGTAGAACTGAAGCAGGGTCACGCCGTTAAGGGGGGCATCTACGATGGCCGGGCCTACGCTTCCAAACGGTCGCCGGCGCAGGCGCGTTTCAATCTGCGTGGTCAGCACCTTGATCAACGATTGCCGTAGGTGTGCGCGGTCAACGATGCGCAAGCCGGTGCGGGCATCCATGCCGAGATAGTTCATGCTTGCCCCCCGTCGTTGGCGATGGGCGCGTCGGTCGGCGCGCCGAGCCCGTTGGTAGGGTGGCGGTGCGTATGCAGGACTACGCCGTTGGATCGAATTTCGCCATCCGTATGCCGCAGGTTCCCGCGAATCTCGGTGACGTTGCCCTTTCCATCCTTGCCCGCCATGCCAGATTGATAGGTAAACAGGTCCGTGACGGTGGTCTTGCCGTCAAGGATGATGGTCGGACACTTGATCGTGAAGGACTGCGCCACCTCTGCGCGGACGGTCTTCATGCCGGTTGCGATGAGCGCGCCCGCTGCGTGGTCGTAGACGATGCGCGCGCCGTCCGGGTACGTCGTTACATGCTCGTTTGCGCTTTCACTTGGTGCGGGGTTGCTATCGCTGTTCAGGCCCGCCAGCACATAGCCGGCGGCAGTGTCGCCGCCCGGGCAGAGCGCCAACACCTGTTCGCCGGCGGTCGGCGGGTTCCACGTCTTGGTCGTTCCCGCGCGCAGTTCGAGCCATTGCAGCCAGCCCGATTGCCACTCGCCATCTTGGATGCGGACCTTGGCCGGCCGGGTTTGCAGGTCCACCGCAAACACCGTGCCAGTGCGTATCAAGTTGCCGATGAGACGGAAGGCTTCGGATAGATCAGACATGCCCCCATGTTGAAAGCGGGGTCTCGCGCGCGCACGGACGCACTCTTGTTTCTGCGCGTGTTAGAAGCTATTGCCCGCGAGGTGCTTTAGCAGCGTGTCTTTGACCAGTTCGATGTCATCGGCGGTAAAGCCCAGCAGCTCGCGCCGAGGGTATCGCACGTCGGGCATGTCAGGTCCCGGCCTGTCGTTCTGGCCACGTTGGTGTACGCGGGCAATGCGCGCAACCTTGCCAAGAAAGCCGACCTGTGCGGCGTCCGTGTTCGCTATGGCCCGAAGATGACGGGAGCCCTTGAGCTTTAGGAACATCGCGCGGCGCTTCACGCGCCCGCGCTTTCCCCGTAGGTTTTTCTTTTGCTTGCGCGCCGGGTACGCGCTGCCGTCCGGCTGCTTTTGCTGGGTGATTCGTTTGACCTGGCTGCGGCGCAGGGCTTGGCCTACCTTCACATTGACGGACCGCCGTTGAGAGGCGGATAGCCGCGCCATGAGGCCGGCCGCCCAGTCTTCGATGCGCTCCAGCTCGTTACTCACCGGGCTTTCCCAAAGGCAAAGGAAGGCGTGCGATTTCCAAACCGTCCAGCGTGACGGGCAGATGCGCGCCAGCGGCTGGCTCCCACTCGTCGATAGGTTCGGCCTGGTGCTGCACGGCGTAGCCCTGGCTGGGTGTGGCCTGCACGGTCACGCGTTCGGTAATCTGCGCCTGAATCTCGATGTCCGCGCTTTCGCTATTGTTGAAATCAACCATGAAAGAAAGGGCGTTCTCGCGCTGTGCAGGTGTTGCGAAGGCGTCGGCCTGGTTGATCAGCATCCAGGCCAGCACAGGAAGCATGACCGCGTCCGCTTCGCCGGTAAAGTCCGTGATGATGATGGACAGCGTGAAGCGGTATTCATGCGACAGGCCAGGTACGCCGGTCGCTACGAGTTTGCCCTTGTCGATGAAGACTTGCAGCCGGTCGGGCTCAGCCTCAAAGAGCGGGACCGCCCGTGTCAGAAACTCCCGTAACTCGCGCGCCTTTCGCATCTTCCTTGTCCTCTTGGCATTTCACAATCGCGTCCACCTTGGCCGCGCACATTCGCCATGCAGCCTCTAGCCGTTCATAGGCTAGGTTCAGCTCACCGTTCGTCCGGGGGGCTTCCGCTGGCAGTCCGCACGGCGTCACGACTGGACATGTATTTGTCGTAAGCCTCACCTCCGACGATGGCGGGCCGCTGACGCAGCCCTGTAATGCCAGCAGGCAGCAAAGAATCAGCCCAGCCGCGAATTTCCGTAACCTCATTTTGGAGCCTCTTAACGTCTATCTCGCGCTCGGAAAGGCTGGCGCGTATCGCCTCTTGCTCAGTCTGTACGGCGCGTGTGCGGCTCGCCAGAAGGTCGGCCGCGTCTTGCAGGTCGCGGGCCGCTTTGGCATTTGCTTCCGCCGTCTGTTTGATCGCCGGCAGCGCTTCTTGATAGCCGTCTAGCGCCTGGCGCTGCATCCAGGTGATGACGGCCAGCAGCAGCACCAGAAGCCACGGCATCAGCTTTTGCGCGGCGAGGTTCATGCTGCCTCCTGCGCAACGGCGGCGAAACGCTCAAAGGCGCGCGCCAGCTTCACGTCATAGAGGTTTTCGGCGTATGCCGGCCCGTTGTAGCCGCGAGCAAAGGCGGCCCACTTCCGACCGATGAGCGCCTTGTGTAGCGCCGGGTCCGCCACGATGAAGCGGACGAAGGCATCAAGATGGTCGGACTCATGCAGGCGCATGCGGCGTTCCCAGTCTGCCGCGGACTCGTAGCCCAGCGCCTCCCAGTGGTAGCCCATGACCTGAAAGGCGCCCCAGCTGCATGCCTCTATGGCCGCATCGCGGTGAATTTCTGCCGCAATGGCGAAGCGCTGGTATTCGGCTGCGCCGCCAGCATAGCCTCCCCGGGCCTTGTTCACGATGCCGGGATAGCGGGCCATCAGCGGCGCGGGATCAATGCCACGCTCCACCAGCCGCCGATAGAAGACATGGCGCTCAAACAGGATGACCGGGCGGCCGTCGGGCAGGAATCCCGGGCCTTGCGCTTCCACTTCGTTGACGGCGCGAACGGCGGCAAGCGGTACGCCCAGTGTGTCGGCCGCGCGTTGCAGGTCGGCCGTGGTCAGCAGGCGCGAGAGGTCGCCGCCTGCCAGCGCCGCCGCTGTCTTCGAGCCATACACGCCATCATCCACAAGGCGCGCGCGCCGCTGGAACGCTACGACGGCGGCATAGGTTTCATCATCAAAGACGTGGGAGCGTGCGACGGCATAACCGGCCTTGGCAAGCCGCTGTTGCAGGTCGGCCACGGCTTGGCCGCGTGCACCTTTACGTAGAACCTCAGCCATTTCTATACCCTCGAAAGAAGACGGCGACGTTGCCACCAGCGGCCACCGTGGCGGCCAGGATCAGCCCCGCCAATGCCAGTTCGGAATAGGACGCGCCGCCGCGCAGCGCGATTTCCAGGCCTCTGCACGTCAGCGCCGCCAGCAGTAAGCTGGCGAAGAAGGAAACCGCATAGCGATGGCGTGCGCCGTTGGGTCGATACCAAAGCACGCGCGCGGCCGCCGCGAGATAAAGCAGGCTGCACAGGACGGTGAGCGGCGTGAGGGTGTCCAGGGTGTCGGGTGTGGTCATTCCTTTTTCCCTCCAATGACGCCCGCCACGCTTTCGCGCAGGCGGGCCAGGTCGAAATCAGGAGCGCGCTCGATGATGCGCAGCGCAATCGGGACGATGACCAGCGCGACGAAAAAGGCGGGCAAGAAAGATTCCTTCGCCCATTCGCGCGCGATAAATTCGCCCGCGCCGCCATAGCCGCTGAGCGCAGAGAAAATGAAGGACAGAAAGCGTTTCCAGGCGGAAAGGTCTTTCTTAGTGCTTGCCACCAGGGCGGCACCCAGGACTGCACCGAAGGCCGCATTGGCGTCAACGTGCGGAAGCAGGGTAGCCAATGCCACGCCGGAAATTATCGTGGTCGTAGCCGCTGCGGTTGATGGGTCGGTCATCGCTTTTCAGTCCCAAAGGGAGGTTGTGGGTTTGGGTGCGGGCGCTTTGGGGCGCTCGGGCAGTTCGATAAGCAGGCCGTGCGGTAGCACAGTGCCGTGTTCAGCCAGGCCGGGATTGAGTTCAAGGGTTTGCTCCACCACGTCGCGCGTGGTCCCCAAGTGCCGCCAGCACACCGCGTCTACTGTGTCGTTCTGGAGGGTACGCACCAGCATCAAATCAGTTCCACCGTTACGCGCGTTTGGCCGAGTAGCGCGGTAATGGCCCAGGAGGCATCCCGGCGATGTTCGTCGGGGCTGTCCTGCAATGCGCTCACGGTGGTTTCGCCGCCCTTCGCCAGATCAAAGTCGGCCATGCGCTCGATGAGGTCAGCCTTAGCCAAGGAGTACACCGCGCGCAGGTAGCAATGCAGCGGCATGGGTTTGCCGTCGATCATGCGGCCTGTCACATCCTCCAGCCGTTCGATCCCCTGGGCTTGACGGGCGGCGCGCCATCCTGATAGATCGCGGTCAACCTCAACGATGGCGGTAATCAACGCATGGCGCAGCCTCCCCTCTGTGACTTTGCCGTCAAGGCGCATGACCTCGCGTGCGTGCAGCAATGAGATGTCAGGCCAGAAGCCATCATTGCTGATGGTGTCGGCTTCGGTGGTCCTGGCCTTCGGATTGGCAATAAAGCTCACAGCAGAGGATCCTCATAATCGGCGGTGGGCGGGCGTCAGGTGTGCCGATGGCAACCCTCAGCCCGCGCCGCCGTGCGCTCGGGGGCACCCGGTTCTAGGTCGCGGCGTTGGCCTCGGCCTTCTTGATCGTGCGTTGCAGCTGCTCGATGTCCTTTTTTGCGCCTACCTTGCCATTGAGCGACACCGCACGCTCCAGCTGGCGCAGTGCCGTGACAGCCATTTGCAGGCGGTCGCCCTTGGGTTCAGGGCCGGCGAGTTCCGCCATGGTCAGACCGATGGCGCGGTGGAGCTTCGCGCGCGCTTCGTCCGGGGCGTCCCGGTCGTAAACCAGCTCCGCGACCCGTTGCAGGGCTTGCAGCGTCGGAAAATCCTTCGGCACGCGCTCATCCAGCACTGCCTCAGATACTTCATCCAGCAACAGGGCGGGAACTTTGCGGGCGTAACGCTCGGGCAGCGGCAAGTCATGGGCCAGCACGTAGGCGGCCAGATCCAGGCCGCGCAGGAAGTCGCACACGTCCAGGTGCCACACCATCAACGTGGTGACGACTTCGTCAGCGCCGCCAGCATTCGCGGCAAGAACGCCATCCAGATAAGGCGCATAGGTCGCGAGCATGCCGCGCTTAGCCTCGATCTTGCGCTCAACGGATTCGATGGACTTCAGGCGGCGCGCGTCTTCGGTGAGAGCGGCCATCATGAGGGCGTAGGGACTGCCGGCGGGCACCGCGCCGGCCGCGAGAGGTGCGGCCGTGCGTTGCGCTCGCACGCGTAGAAAATGTGCTTGTGCGAGGCTCGCCATGTCATTCACCCGTGGTTTCAGGCGTGGTCTCTTCAGCCGGGATGATCTCGATGTTTTCGAGGATCGCCACGCAACCCAGGTCTTCGACCACGTAGGCATCATTGCTGGAGCTGTACGTTTCCACGCGGTCGCGTTCCGGTTTGTCCTTGATGTGGCGACGGCGCGAACCTTCCTGGCTGTAGATAGACAGGTTGTCCAGGCGCGTCAGCATGACCGTGAGGCCGGGCATGTACGGTGCTTTGTACGCTTGCTGGCCGCCCAGGCGCTTCTGGGAAATGATGATGTCGGCCGCGAGCTTTTCCGTGGCGGCAGATTGGCCGTTGATGATCGGCATGTATTTGTCGTGCAGCAGGTCGCCGCTCACGATGGCGACGAGCTGGGTATCTTCCTGATACCACGGCTCCAGCAACATTTTGAGGTCGAAGACGGCAGCATCGAGATTGGCGTAATCGCCGCCCTTGCCGATCTTCACCTTACCAGTGCCGCCCTTGCCAGCATTCAGGACGCGTTCCGAGGCGCGCTCGCGGACGTGTTGGAGCCAGCCCTTGTTCACATCCTGCAAAAGCGGGTTCTGATCACGGTTCGTTTCCGCTGCGGCTCGAACGCCATTGAAGCCGACCATTATTCGGGCGAGGGCTTCGCTACGCAGTTGTGCGTTCTGCACCTTCACGGCGAAATCAGGATGATGCCGCCAGGCATCCAGCATTGCATATCGCAAATGGGTGTCGTAGTCCGTCTTGACGCAGAAGTAGCCCTGCGGGTCCAGCACAGAGAGGTCAGAAGTTTTGCGCTCGCGCTGCGTGGTGTCGGTGCGGCCGGCATGAGGTGCGGCGACGCCGATACCGACCTTTTCGCCAGCCTGGTTCGTGACCGGAATCATGTTGATCAGCTTCAAGAAGTCCGAGCTTTCCTGAACTTTCTGGATTAGCTTTTGTTCCTGCACCGGAGTGGCGGAAAAGGACGTGGTGACGTTTTCGACGCCATAAAGCTGGGCCAGAGCGGCGCAATACTTGTTGAATGCCTTGCGGGTGTCGTTATGCACGCGAATCTCCTACGAATTTTGAATGTGAATCAGCAGTCCAGCTGAGCCGCGCCCGTGGCACCGGTCGCGGGCGGACGCTGGGATTTGTCGGCGTCGGTAAAGTCCAGCTTGTTGGCGAGCTTGTCGAAGTCCTCGCGGGTGACATGCTGTTTGGTGAATTGGTCGATGCTCGCGGAAAGCTCTTTGAGCATGCGCCGCATTTCGCTCTGCTCTTTCGTATAGCCGTTGGCGAACGCCTCCAGAGCTTGGCTGACGTCTTCCAGGCGGGCGGCCTGGCTATCGCTCTTGCCGGACAGGCGCGAAAAGGCATCCTTGACGCGGGCCAGCAAATTGCCGGTCTCTTCGGTAGTCGGCGGCTCGTCGGTGAAGTCCAGCGGCGTTTCGACGAGGCTGGAGAACGCGTTTTCCGCGCGGTGCTTGCGGTATGCAAAGGGGTTCGGCGCGCCGGGGTTCGTGGCGGAGAACGTCAGCACCTCGGTTCCCAGGCTGGCCGGGTTGTCGGTGACGGCCAAACCCGTCAAGTACGCCTGACCGCTGCCGGCGAAATCCTCGTCTACTTCGATAGAGCTATAGATTTTCTGGCGCTCCTTCGACATCTTGACCAGGCTGGGCGTGGGGTCAAGCTGGGCCTGGAGTTGCAGCTTGCCTTCGTCGTTTTCCACCGTGCGCAATGCGACCACATCGCCATAGGCGCGGAAAGGGCTATCGGGCAGCAGGCTGCGGATGTGCTCCACCCAGATGCGAGCGCCGAATTTCTTCGGGTCGTAGTTGGCGGCCATTTGGGTGATCCAGACGCGCGAGATTGCGCGCTTGTCGGTGGTCTGGCCTTCGGTGGCCACGGTGAACCATTTGAGCTTCATAGTCGTTTCCGGTTGATGTGTCGGTGCGTTCGTGTGGGCTGTCGTGCCGACATAGTGGGCCGCTGGCTTCGCTGGCTCAATCTGCTTTCCTTGTCGCCGTCGCAGGGACAACGGCGCGTTTCGCGCGCGCGCGGAAATGTGCGGCACGCTGGCGGCCATGATCGCTACGCCCGAAAACTTGGACCCTCGATTGCTTGCGCGAACGCTCTATTGGCAGGGCTGGCGCGTGTCGTCTATTGCCCGGCATCTAGGCGAGAAGCGCACCACGTTGCAGAGCTGGAAGACGCGCGACAACTGGGAAGCCGCGTCACCGCTTCAGCGCGTAGAGGATGCGCTACAGGTGCGGATATCCACGCTCATTGCGAAGACCGAAAAGGAAGGACGGGACTTCAAAGAGCTTGACTTGCTGATGCGCCAGTTTGAGCGCACGGCACGCGTGCGCAAGTACGGTGACGGAGGAACGGAAGCCGACCTAAATCCCAATCTGGAGCGCCGAAACGCGGAGCCGAAACGCAGGCCCGAAAAGAACGCGATCAGCGAAGAGCAAGCCGCCAAGCTGCTGGCGGCCTTTACTGAATCGCTGTTCGACTTCCAGAAGGTCTGGTATCGCAATGGAGACAAGCGCTCGCGGTTTGTCTTGAAGTCCCGTCAGATCGGGGCTACGTGGTACTTCGCCCGTGAGGCTTTCATTGATGCGATCACGACGGGCAGGAATCAGATTTTTCTGTCTGCATCGAAGGCCCAGGCGCATGTGTTCAAGCAATACATCGTGCAGTTCGCACGCGAGGCGGCAGATGTTGAATTGAAAGGCGATCCCATCGTCTTGCCCAATGGTGCGCACCTCTACTTTCTCGGGACCAATGCGCGAACCGCGCAGGGCTATCACGGGAATTTCTACTTTGATGAGGTGTTTTGGGTTCCGCGCTTCGCGGAAATCAACAAGGTTGCCAGCGGCATGGCGCTACACGCCAAATGGCGGAAAACCTATTTTTCTACGCCGTCTTCTATGGCGCATGAGGCCTACCCGCTTTGGACCGGAGAGGCATTCAATCGGCGCAGGGCAAAGAAGGATCAGGTTTCCATAGACACGTCGCACGCTGCGCTTGCAGGCGGCCTGTTGTGTAAGGATCGTCTCTGGCGCCATATCGTCAACATTGAAGACGCTGTTGCGGGCGGCTGCAATCTGTTCGACATCGACGAGCTGCGGCAATTCGAGTACAGCCCGGATGAGTTCGAAAACTTGCTCATGTGCAAGTTCATCGACGACACGCAGTCGATTTTCCCGCTGTCCATGCTCCAGGCCTGCATGGTCGATGCGATGGTTGATTGGACCGATGTGCAGTATTTCGGAATACGGCGCTACGCGCATCATCCGGTAGCAATCGGCTATGACCCTTCGCTTTCGGGCGACTCGGCCGGCTGCGTGGTGGTGGCACTCCCACGGAAGCCCGGCGGGAAGTTTCGCATTCTGGAGCGGTATCAATGGCGCGGTATGGACTTCGCGAAGCAGGCGGAAAGCATTAAAGCCATCTTGCAGCATTACAACGTGGTGGATATCGCGATTGACTCAACTGGTTTGGGGCAGGGCGTTTATCAGCTGGTCAAGCAATTTTTCCCGGCCGTGCGGCAGATCAACTATTCGCCGGAGGTGAAAACCCGGTTGGTGTTGAAGGCGCTGGACCTGATGCGCAATGGACGCCTGGAATGGGACGCGGGCGCGACTGACCTGGCGCGCGCCTTTATGGCTATCCGCAAGACGATGACAGCGAGCGGACGGCAGTTCACTTTTGACGCCGGCCGCTCGGAAGAAACAGGGCATGCGGATTTGGCCTGGGCCAGTATGCACGCCTTTGACTTTGAACCTTTGGAGGGTGCTGCCGCAGCTTCGCGCAGCATCTTGGAGATATACGAATGACGCAACTTGTAGACAGCCGCGGCCGCGAGTTTTCAGCCTCGGCATTGGATCAGCCCGCGCAAGGGGTGGAGTCGTTCACCTTTGGCGATGCCGTTCCCGTCATGGACCGTAGCGGCATTCTCGATTATTTGGAGTGTTGGCATAACGGACGCTGGTATGAACCGCCCATGAGCTTTGAAGGCCTGGCAAAGTCGTTTCGCGCCAGCACGCACCATAGTTCAGCCATTTTCTTCAAGGCCAACGTGTTGGCGTCAACGCTGCTGCCTAATGAGCTGGTCACGCGCGAGCTGATAAGGGAGGCCGCTATCAACTTTCTGACGTTTGGAAATTGCTTCATCGAGCGACGGCACAGCGTCACGGGCCGCGTGATCGGCCTGCGCAACTCTCCGGCCAAGTACACCCGTTGCGGTCGTGATCCGGGCCAGTTCTTTTTTGCGCCAGGGTCGGGGGAAGATCACGAGTTTCGCGCGGGGTCGGTGTTTCACCTCAAAACGCCCGACATCAATCAAGAGGTGTACGGGTTGCCGGAATACCTGGGATCGCTCCAATCCGCCTGGTTGAACGAGTCCGCCACGCTCTTTCGCCGTCGTTATTACAACAACGGCAGTCACGCGGGTTTCGTCATGTACCTGTCCGACCCGACGGTAAGCGATAAGGACGTGACGGCGTTGCGCCAGGCAATGCGGGATGCGAAAGGACCGGGCAATTTCCGTAATTTGTTCTTGCATGCGCCCAACGGCAAAAAGGACGGAGTGCAAATCATCCCAATTAGCGAAGTGGCCGCGCGTGATGACTTCTTTAACATCAAGAACGTGTCGCGTGACGACGTGCTAGCGGCGCACCGCGTGCCGCCGCAGCTGATGGGCATCGTGCCCAGCGCTACTGGCGGGTTTGGTGCCGTGCTGCCGGCCGCGCAAGTGTTTGCACGCAATGAGATTGACCCGCTTCAAGGGGTTTTCTCCGGCCTAAACGCATGGCTGGGCGGGGCGTTTGTGAAGTTCAAGCCGTACCGCGTCGATACTGGCGAGGATAGCGGCGCGCAGTAGGGCTTTTGGCTTAGTCCTGGGCGTGCGGGTCGTCGTAGTCGAAAGATGCGCCCACGGCCCGCATACGGGCTAGCACGCGGTCTATGTCGGATTGGTCTAGCTCCAGCATGGCGCAGGCATAGAAAAGCATCTGCGCGCTCATGGCGCGGGGGGTTTGCCCGCCCGTGTACTTGCGCCACTGATGCGAGCCTCCCAGCGCGAATAGATCGGCCATGCGGTTGCCTGTGTGGCCGAGTTCGTCCTTTAGGCGTGCGAGGTCATCGGTGCTGGGCGGCGTATAGTTCAGAATCGTTTTCATCGGTAGAAGAAAGCCCCGCATCTGCGGGGCTTTGTCGTTAGAGAAACAGCTTGGTGATCGTCACTACCGCGCCGATCATGGCGGCAGAGACTGCCACCGGATACCAGAGTGTTTCTCGGTTGAGCTTGCGGGCCTCGGCGTTGATCTTGGTCGATTCAGCCATCAGCTTGGCAATCTCCGCGTGGATCTTTTCCAGTTCAGCTGCTTGCATATCGACGGCCTTTGCGGTGGTCATTGTGGTGGTCTCTTTCCAGGTTGTCGGGCTGCGCCCTGTGCGCTACCCATGGAAAGAATTATAGACCCATTGGGTCTAATTGGCAAGTGCCTCTCGCTGCATTCTGCCTGAAGTTGCCCCGAGGTCAACGGGTTGGCCCGTCCTTCTGACCGCCGCGCCGATGGCCTGGTTGCACGGCCAGGGGTTCATTAAGGCAGGGCTCGCCCTGCATGTATTCCCGCAACTCGTTCACCCGGTCGAGGATGTCTTGCCGGTGACGCAGCCGGCTGGCGTCCCGTAACCCCGCGTCCAAAGCCACTAGGAGGCGCTGTAGGCGCCATATCTCCCAGGCGAATGCTCGCCCCCCTTCACTGGGGTTCTGAGCGTACAGCGCCCGTATCTTGGCCGCAGAAAGGGGCGCGGGCGGCGGCCGGCCGATGAAATCCATGATCACACCTCAAAACACTGTACAAATATACAGCATTCAATGCGATGTAGACCTCCTGGCGCGCGGTCATCCCCCCTCCACGCCCGCGCGCTAAATGTATGGGAAGTGACTCACCTTTTGGGGACCGACGCACCCCGGTTGTCATAGGGGCGGCGAGGAGGAAAAGGCCGCTGACAGGTGACGCAAAACGACGCGCAATTGACGCACTTTAACGCGCGCGGTGGGAACGGCTAGTTTTCGACTAGGTCGGCCGGGTCAAACAGATAGACGTGGCCATCAATGCGCACGCGTGCCAGGGGCTTCGTCTGGGCGCAGTTCAAGCCCACGTAGACGCCGATCTCGTGGTGTTGCGGATGGCCAGGGCGGTGGATGATGACTTCTTCGCCGTGGGTGGGTAACTGCGTGGGGGGGCGCTCCATTCCGTTCGATCTGGCGTCTGGGGCTTTAGAAAGGGAGGTCGTCGAAGTCTATTTCAAGCGTGCTTTCGAAATCGTAAGACCGCGTGGCGGTCACAATGCGAATCATGATGCGTCCGCCAACCGTGTACGAATCCTGTAAGGGGGACTCTGGGCTGGCCCAAGCTAATGTTTTTGTTCCGACGGCGGCTAGCTGAGTCCAACCCTTTGGGTTAATTCGTCGCATTTGCGGGACTAGAGCGTGGCGGATTTTAAACCTGGGATCGTCGGACTCCGTTTTCGAAGTCTCTTGACCATTTTGGGAAAACGTCCACCCACCCCCGACGTATAGATTAACTGACTCAATCTCACCAAAGGCTTGGTCAGCTGTGTTGTGGATGTCGATGACGAGTCGGAAAGATCCTTCAGCATAAAATTTTGCCAGCTGCAGTTTGCCGTTCTGGGGCTTGCATTTCACTGTTAGGCCGCTAGTCTTTGCGGTAGAGACCTCGCGTGCCGCCCATTGCAAATTGGGTGCGAGCTGTTGCTGTAGCGTCAGGATTGAACCGTCATAGACTATATGTCTATGCTGCTTGAGATCGAATGGAATGTCTGAGGCGTTTTGGGTAAGAAGGATGCAGATCTTGCCCCTGGCATGTGCATAGCCCACCTCATAAAAGACGTTTGGATTTTGGCCGGTCATGTCCGCGACGATGATATCGGCGGCGGTAATTTGCTGGTAGATCCGCTCAAGCATTGACTCGTTGTAGAGTTGTTCGTCCACTCTCTCGGCTCGTAGCCCTGCTTCTTCCGCAGTCTGCTTGATGCCAAGCCTGTAGATGTCGTTGAAATCCTTGTGAAAAGGCATCAGTACAAAAACGAACGGTTTGGTATCAGTCAT